CTGAATCGGCAGCAATGGCGCCAAAGGCAAGAGCAAACAGCGTGACGGTCGTAGTGCCTGCGGCCAAAGATCTGACGGCAAGAGTGGACCACGACTGGCCAAGGTCGTCTTCTACAGTGTAATCAATTGGCAGGGTAAGCGGTCTATCGGTCACAACCGTAACGTCAACCTGTGAGCGCGTGGCGGGCCTGCGTGTGATGCCAGACAGCTTGATGATGGAGTTGAGCGACTGGCCAAGCGCAAAGTCTGGATCACGCTGGTTGTACTCAAGAGCGCCGAACGACTGCGAGTCAAGAACAAGTTGCGCTTCTATTGCTACGCGCTGACCGTCGGGGCCATTCAGGTCAAGGTTGATGTCGTCGCCATAAATTACCCGATAGCCTGCCGCCAGCTCGTCGTAAATTTCTTGAAACGTCTGTACCTGGATGCCATCGGGCGTAAATTGTGGCGCTGTCATGCTGTAAGCTCCAGAGTCTGCAAGTCTTGTATTTTGTAAACGTCGGTGTACTGTAGCTCTATTGTAACACCACGGTTAGTGTTTCGCCGAATTATGCCAAGTCGTTGTATTGAGATCACGCCATCTGTCTGCAACACGGCGGATTCCACAGCGCGGATTATGCGCTTTTCCGTGCCAATATTGCCCAGCAGTTGTATCCAGTCTATGCCCGCCTCGGTGTTTAAATACCAGTCGTTTCGGAAGGATCTCAGTCGCGTCAAAACGTTCTGTGCAATAGCGGCAGAGTCGCGCTTGTATGCCGCCCGGCCCTTGCCGAATCGCCAATCTAAGTTGCTGTCTAGTCCACTGACCTGCATTATTGCGGCCCTCCTGTGCTGCCCGGCCCGGTATCTACGCCGCTGTGAGTGTGTGTGCCAAAGTCTATACCGCCGATAGTTGCAGATGCCACCACAAGGGCTCCGGTGCAAGTAATATCGCCGTTAACCTGTAAGTCGCCGGTGACGGTTAAGTTGCCCGTCTGAATCATGTTGCCTTGGTGCGTATAGTCGCCATCCTGATTCGTGTTACCCGTCTGCTGGATTACACTTGGGATAGTGATTGCGCTGGCCAACGGGTTTACGCCGACAATCGCCAGGCCGTCGCTGTAGTCGTGCATCCTGAACTCAGCAGGGCTTTGAAAGTCTGCACCGCCGTACCATCGGTCAAAGCACCGTTCTGTCAGTATCAGCAGGCAGTAATCACCCACGGCTATCGGATACGCTGTGTGACTTCCGCCGCCTTGCATAAATACTGGCGGCACTTTTGTGAACTCGGGCAGCTCTATAGACACCTTGTTAACGACACGGTTAATGACTGGCTGTACGCTAATTGTTTTGGATTGAACACCCGTCACTTTGGCAATAGTCGCAGTGTGCAAATTGGACATCGCAAAAAAGATTGCGTCATTAATGACGTTTATAAGCTGTCGTTTTTCATTCATAAAACCACCGCTCCTTGCCCCAGAATACCGGTGCACGTTTGGCTCCATGCGTCCCCGTAGTTGTCGCCGCCATAAGTTATCGTTTCAATCTTGTAAACCCCGTTCATGTAAGGTGCCGTAGAGCTGATTAGCTGTACGCGCCGGCCTATCTTTACCGTGGGGTTAATTAGTGTCTGAAACGTCACTTTTTTGCTCTTGCGCGTTGGCGTGCTGATTAATCCCGTTGCCGCGCTAACAACTGGTATAAACCTGCTAGTTACCTCATCGTCTTTAATAATGTAAAGCTGCTCGTCTTCTATGTACCAGTTCTCACCAGGCCCAACCATCTCGTTTATTAGTTCTACACTGTTTCCTACTAGAACCTTGGGCCGTGTCAATACAGGCCGCTCGGTAATCTTGCCCACACCCGTGTTGGTCATGTCTTGCAGAGCTGAATCCACAGCCCGTCGCCCGCCCTCAACCGTCCTGCTGGTGAAGCTGTTGGCAAAGTCAAAGCCGCCGTCTTGTGATTCTATTGTGGTCACAAGATCCGCCCCCTGACGTTCAGTGCCGCCGGTAAAAATTGTTCCTTTGAAAATTAGCTCCTGCCGATCCTGATAGCCGCAGGACAGTCGTATGGGTATGCGCTTGTCGTTCTGCTCAGCGTCTTTTGCCAATGCCAGCCGCTTACGCTCTTCGATGTTGTAAAGCTGAATGCGGGCCTTGTTAAGCCCGCCGCTAGTAGATTTGTCAACCTCAAAGGTGATACGCATGGGTGGCCGGATAATTTCGGTGCGCGTGCCTATGTCGATCTCTAGCGTGTAGGTTCTGTTAAATCTTGGGTTGGACATAGAAAAGCCCGCAACTGAGTGTTACGGGCTAGTATAGCGGAAATGTGATGGTTAGTCTTTAATCGCCCATTGGATCAGTCTGCTGGCGTACTGCGTATCTGTCAGGGTAATCATGGCAGCCTTTTCTGCCTTTTCTTTTGCCCGGTTGAATGCGGCCACTTGATCTGCCGGGATGGTTACTCGCATTTGCTTTCTGTTGTCACTCATTTTACCCCCTCAAGAGTGTATGTAAATTCTTTTGGTGGCACCAATCTGTTAAGATTTTCTCCTCTGCAAAACAAATATATGGCTCTCATTAAAGTTTTGCTTGCGTTTTTTCTGTCAGTTGCGCCGCCTTTTGCGCCACCATTCATTATGAAATTTCTTGCTTTTATCGCCATAAAGTCTTTTTGTGAATTTGGCAGCCCGGACTTAAACACGTTAACAAATTCCCCTATTCTAACGACATCCTCATAAGTGGCCGCTATTGCAACGGTCCCTTGAATTATGGCCGCAGACAAGTATTTTTCTTTTTTCCTAAATTTCGATGCCGTGAACTTAATGACTGCTCTGTGTTTTTCGCAAAAATCAATGTTTTCGCTTGTTGTTCTTGACGCCTTATTTTGCATTGCCCCGTTGTAGCTAATCTCAAACATAGCACTTGCTATCACTAAATGTGATTTTTCAACCCAATCTGACATCCCGGCATATTTTATTTCATCCATTTGTGATCTTGGCGCAAGACGATCAATTCCTTGGCGATCAACTCCCCATGCAACAACCATGTCAATTGATATTTGTGTCTTAACAATAGCCATAAGGCGATGCTGCCCATCTGCTAGGTTTCCATCTTTGTCAAAAGCTATGCCTTGGTGATTTGACGCCCACTGGCCTGACGATAAATCTTTTGCATATTTATTGATTGCCCACGCTTTTACTGGCCTGTTAATTTTATTGTTTTTAAGGAATTCTTTGGCAATGGACGGTGTGACATTTACAATTTCTACGTTCATAATGATTGCCTTAATATAATTTAGTGGATGCGCCTCTCACAACGCAAAGCCAGATTAAAGCAAAAGCCCCCTTGTGTCAACACTTGGGAGCTTAATTGTTTATTGATGCTATTTGCTACCGGGTACACCGCAATGCTACACCTAAAATTGCACCTCCACACCGCGAATCAGCTTCATGTCCGCAGCTTCCAGCAAATAGATTTCGCAACGACCTGCGCTGAAGTCTTGACGAGTAAATGGGTCAATGCCGTTGCCGCTTTTATCAATGCAGAAAAAATCAAACGGCTGGTTCTGGCTTATCATGTGAAGCGCCCCCACCGACATCTTGAGTCCGTACACCTGCCTAGCGCCAAACTCTACGTCAAAAAGCCATACCTGTGTGCGCGGGTAAAACCTTAAAACGAACGTGATTTCATCTTGTTCAAAAAGGATGGTGTGCCGCTGGATAGGCTCATCAGTGATGTTTTGTAATCGCTTCATGCTAACCCCCAGACACTAGGTTTTTAAAGGAAGTGGCGAGGCTGTCGGCAACGTCATCGCCCTCTTGAACGCCTTTGTCTTTTGGCGATTCCGTTTGCCCATTAGTAGCGGTTGACGCAGCAGGTGCCGCTGTTATTTCTGCAAATATGACATCAGCAAACCGGAATTGCTGTAGTTCCATTGTAAAGTCTAGCGCGTTTTGTTCGTTGCTTCGGCTAGTTTCAAGCGAAATAATATACATTCTGTCGTAGGTGCGGAACGGCATATCAATGCTTATTAGCTGATCCCCCTCCTGCAATGACTCCATTGTGTCGATAAAACTTTCAATGTTGCTTTTGGCCGTGTTGTCTTGGAGGCCCAAATACCCAGCTATTCGGTCGCTTGTCTCAAGAAATCTATCAACTTGGCCCACAACATTGTTAAAGTCATTTGCAAGCTCCGACACTCTGCTGAGCTGGGCTTGGGTTCTAGCCGGCGCGTACTGCGTAATTTTTCCAACTTGTGACTGGGCAGCCTGTAAAGCGGCAATGGCAGGGTTTGGCATGACAAAAGTTTCCGACACACTACCTTCGATGCTCAATGTTATTGGGTTGCGAATAATGTGATCGTTGATGTGCGTGCCGTCTTCCAAGAATGTGGTTGGCACAGATGCGCTGCGGTTTACCCGCTCACTAACGCGGGCCGCTGTAATAAATCCGCCGATGCCTACCGCTTCTTGCTCATCGTTACCGAACTGGCTGCTAAGATAATCACGAACGCTCATTAACTACCCCCTCTGCCTACTGTCTGATTGCGGGCGTCTTCAAGCTGTCGCTGCAAGCCGTCTGAAGCCGCTTTACCGGCCCGTTCTGGGTCTGATGTGCGAATGTCCATAGTAACGTTTTGCTCTACTGTGCTGGACTGTGCGAGGTTGTTGGCTCGCCCGCCGCCTGGCTGAAAGACTTGTGACGACTGGGCCATTGGCATTGTGCTTTCTCCGCCACCGAAAAGCCCACTGATAGCGTCCGTAGCCCCACCGAAAAGCCCACTGATGGCCCCGCCTGCCTCGCTGGCAAGATTGCCGACAGACTCCGTTGCGTTCCCAACACCTTCGGCTGCTCCGCCGATTAAGCTGACAGCCCAGTCGGGCAGTATGCTTAAAGCCATTTGTTTAATGGAGTCAAAAGCCGCACCAAAAACATTCTCAAAAGCTATGGCAATGGTGTCTACGAATATCGAAAAACTATCTGTCAAATCAGCAATGCCTTCGGAGAAATTACCGGTCATCAGCTTACCGATGCCAGAAAATATACCTCCGAATGTCGCTAAAAAGCCAGTGGCAAGGCCGAGCACGAGGCTAAACACTTCTTTAAATCCGTCTATGATGCCAACAAGCACCGGCTGTATGTCAAAACCAAGAAACTCTTGAAAGAAATCAGCTATGACGGACTGGCCACCGCTCAGCGCCTTTGATAGATCATCCACCGCAAATAATATTCCAGCAATACCGGCAACTATGAGGGTTACGGGTGAGGTTATAAGCGCCAGAGCACCTGCGAATATAGCCGGGCCAGCCGCAGCGACAGCAAAGGCGGCAGCAACACCAGCAATCAATCCACTAAACGGTTCCAAAAGATCAAATATTATTTTGGCCCCGCCGGATATTCCGCTGACAAGCTTTCCAAATACATCAGCAATACCCTGCAATACCGGTCTAATGTCAAAGCCAAGAAATTCTAAAAAGAAGTTTCTGATAACTGAATTACCACCCTGAAAAGCCACAATCAAATCATCCAATACAACTATAACGGCTGCAATCCCAGCAGCAATAAGAATGGCGGGCGAGAACACAAGCGCCAGCGAGCCGGCAAACCCGAGCGTATAAACTTTTGCCAGCAAGAAAGCTGCGCCGACTGCCGCTATAAAGGGCGCAACCCTTATGAGGGCGTCAACCAGGTCGCGCAATATCCCCACAGTCGCCGTGATGCCGTTGATGATAAAGTCTTTGTTGGACGCCAGCAGGTTGGTAAAGTCATTGGCCATTGCTGTCAGCTCGGGCGCAAGGCCAACAGCAATAAACCGCTTGACCGACTCCACGCCAAACCCTAGCTTGCTGAGCGATTCGTTATAGTCCTCTGCGCTTTTTACTTGCTTGGTCGTAAGCACGCCAAGACGCTGAGACTCTTCGCGCAGTGCGGCCATTTCAGAACCGGTTTTATTTAGCATGCTCAACAAGCTGGGGTCTATGCCGAGAGCTTCAGCAAATCCCTGCTGCTCACTCATGGACAGCCCTAACTGCTTAAAGCGGCTGCTCACTTCCGACAAAACAACATCTGTATCTTTAACGCTCCCGTTGGCATTCCTGACACTCACACCCAGGCGTGAAAAATCCTCGCTGCCCTTCTGCGCGGCCTCGCCTATCTTTGCGCCAAGCCCACTAATAGACGAGTACAGAGCCTCGGTTGATGAGCTGGATTGCTCTGCAATGAAAGACAATTCCTGGATTTTTTGGACGGACACACCGGTTTGCGCGTTCAGGTCTATAAGCGGCTGAAGTGATTGACTGATCCCGGTCACAAACTTGCCGACACCCAGCACGGCAACCCCAAGGCCCGCAGCTAGGCCGGCCAATAATCCAATGCCTTTGCCTAGAGATGAATTGTAATTCTGTAGCGGGTCAAGTGAGCCTTCAAAGCCAAACCTGGTAATTAATTCTGTGACGACGGCCATACAGTTCGCCTGTGCTGTTTACATTTCGGCCAAGTATAGCACGGCAGCGGGCCGTGTCACCGTGCCCGCTGCGCTTCGTTCATCTGGTACTGCTCAATGGCCGACGCGATTTCTTGATACTCCACCGCGTCGAGGAAGTCCCGCGTGTCCATCTGCCGGATCTCGGCAAGCGTGCCGTAACCGTGACGAA